GACCAGCACCGGGGCAAAGCCCACAACTCGACCTCGGGTTCTTGGGAGCCGGAGCAGGTCAAACGGGCTTCAGGAGTTACGTAATCGCCTCGGAAGTATCGAACAGCCAACAAGCCAATCAACGAATAAATGACCAAGCGTCACTCATAGGATGAATATAATTGAACTCATAATCGACGAAGAAGCGGAGATGTACGGAATCGACGCTATCTCTCTCGTAGAACAACCCGCCATCGAGTCTGACTTCGTAGCTCTCAAGAACGAACAGATACAATTCAAGACCCAAGACAACGAGAAGCGTCTTGTTATGGGTGCGGCACTCATTCCCGACAAACCCATCTACCGCAAAAGCCAGGAGGAAGAATATTACGTGTATTTCTCCAAGAAGACCGTCCGCCGTGCGATGGAACTCTACTTCAAAAACGGCAACCAAGCGAATGCGACCCTCGAACACGAGCACACCTTGAACGGGTTGCACGTCGTTGAGAGTTGGATCGTCGAAGGGGAGCAGGATAAAAGCCGTATGTATGGACTCGATGTCCCGGTCGGTACCTGGATGGTCTCAATGAAGGTTGACAACGATGCGATATGGGAGAAGTACGTGAAGGAAGGCAGCGTGAAAGGGTTCTCAATTGAGGGATTCTTCTCTAACAAGTACGACCTCGCCAAGGCAACCGTCAAAAAGGACAAGCGATATAAAGAGGGACAGCGCGTCGATATGGAGTCATACAACGATTACCCCGACGGAGTGAAGAACAACGCAAGGAAGGCGGTTGAATACGCTGAGAAGAACGGATGGGGGTCATGCGGGACGGGAGTCGGGAAGCAACGAGCGAGTCAACTCGCAAAGGGTGAGAATATCAGCGTCGAAACCATCAAGCGCATGAGGTCCTATCTGATCCGTCACGAAGCCGACCTCGAATCCTCAACCTCATTCTCTGACGGATGCGGGTATCTTATGTATATGGCTTGGGGCGGGAAAGCTGCTCTTCGTTGGTCGGAATCCAAGCTCAAGGAATTGGAACTTCTGTCGGCTATTGAAGTAGAACTCGGACTTGAATTTGTAAAAAACCACTTAACGAGTAAGGATTAACCCTTTGAAATCGTTATATATAAAAACCCCAGAAGATGACTTTGAAAGAACGCATCTCCGATATCTTCGAAAAGTACAGCGTCGAACTCGCTGTTGAAGAGAAGGAGGAATCACAAGAAGTTGCATTTGCAACGGCTGTCCTCGATAGCGGACAGGAAATCCAAACCGATGCGGACTCCTTCGCTGTCGGTGTTTCTGTTTTTGTCGTGAATGACGAAGGCGAACGAATCCCACTCCCAGACGGAGATTACCAATTGCAGGACGGCTCAATGCTCGTCGTGGCAGAAGGTGCGGTTGCTGAGGTGAAAGAAGCCGAAGCCGCTCCAGAGGTAGAAGCCGAAGAGGAGAAGGAAGAAGAAATGAAAGCGGAAGAAGTCGAGGCTTCATCTGATGTGTTGACTCGTGAAGCTGTTGAAGGCATGATCGCCGAAGCTATCGAAGCAACGAAGAAAGAATTCTCTTCACAAATTGAAGAGCGGGACGCGAAGATCACGGAGTTGAGCAAGCAAGCTACTCCAAGCATCGCACGCGCCCCAAAGATGGAGATTCCAACTCCTGTCAACTTGACTGAACTATCAATGAAGGAACGCATTGCCGCGATCCAAAACCAATTCTCTAAATAATGGCTAACGCTGTAATTACTTCAAACTACGCAGGCAACGCGGCTCTTCCTTACGTCGCTCCTGCTATCCTCTCAGGCGATACCATCGCGAATGGTTATGTCGAGGTTCTCGAAAATGTCCGATACAAAGCCAACCTTCGCAAGTTCGATGGTGTTGCTTTGCAAGCGGCTGGATGTGAATTCTCAAACTCAGACGGTTCTTTAACTTTGAGCGATGTTGTATTGACTACAACGGCTCTTCAAGTGAACGAGCAAGTGTGCAACAAAGACCTTCGTACTGCTTGGGAAGCCAACCAGATGCGCGGTCAATCGTCAAACTCTCCCGCTGACTTTCAAGCGTTTGCCGCTCAATACGTAGCCGCCAAGGTTGCTGAAGGAGTCGAGCGAAACTTGTGGCAAGGTCAATTTGACTTTACAGATAGCGCGGTAACCGCATCAAGTGGAACTTACACCAACTACCCGGGCATCTGCAATAAGATTGTAGGAGCGAATCCAGCCGTTGACCAAGCGTTGACGGGTGCAACTGGAAGCGGTACAATCTTGGCGCGTTTAACTACTTTGGCTGCTGCTATTCCAGACACTTTGGCTGGTGACCCTGACACGAAGTTATACATGAGCCGCGCAATGAAGCAACTTTACTTTACGGCTTTGGCTGGTACTGCTGAGTTGACCTTCCACGCGACTGAAGCTGCAAATTTCTTCAACGGTTATGAGATTATCACTCCGGGCGGAATGCCGAACGATACATTCATCTTCTCGAAGAAGGAGAATTTGTACTTCGGAACCGACTTATTGACGGATCACATCGAAGCCGCTGTTTTGAACTTGATGGGTGTAACGGGTGACGATGTTACTCGAATCATCATGAAGTTCTCTGCTGGTGTTCAAGTTGTTGATGCCGATTCTTTGGCTTTTGCCGCTCGCACATCCTAATTCATTCGGGGAGGGGCGTTAAATCCCTCCCCTCAATTCCTCAAATATGGCTTGTACTATTACAATCAACGGCAGGGCGTTTCCCTGCAAAGATAAGATCGGGGGAATCAAGCGCGTTTGGATTAAACAGTTTGAGACAACCGATTGGGGGACTATCACCGAAGGCGAGATTTCCGCCGGAGGAGCAATAACGGTCTTTGGATTTGAGATTACCAAAAACGCAGGTTCATTCCAACAAGCGGTAAACGCATCTGTTGAGAATGGTACTGTTTTCTACTCTCAGGTTCTTGAGATGTCTTTGCCTAACTTGGTAGAGGGTGACAACGTAGAGATCGGAGATCTTCTAAAAAGCCGCTTGACTATCATCGTGCAGGATGTCAACGATAATTACTTCGCTATGGGTCACACCACAGGCGCAGAAGCTACTGGAGGGACCGTAGGCACAGGAACGGCAAAGGGTGACTTCAACGGTTATCAATTGCAATTCACGGCAGAAGAGGCGATTCCCGCCCCATTTGTTGACACCGCCAACGACATCACGTTCACGGCAGGCACTTGATTTCATTTTCTTTGGTTAGAATATAAAGGAAGGGGGAGGGCGATAGCTCTCCCTTTTTTAATTCATCATGATACACCTCAATCCAAACAGCGCAAAAGAGCAGTTCATTTATTTGACGCTCGCAGAGATGAAGAAAGACTTTCCCACGTTTACCAATTATCTCATAATTTTGGAGAACATGGCAAGCACGGATAAACACGCCTTTGTTGGAGATGTCGAAGTCGATAACGCTCGATATACCAAGATCAGCGTCTACACAAATCAACCGCTGGGGGCATCAAGCCGGGTACTCCTGACCGAGACGGGGCTTTACACGTATAAAGCATACGGGCAAAACAGCTCCACCAACTTGAACGCTACCGCTGCTTCGGTTGTCGGACTGCTTGAACAAGGAACTCTCAACGTATCGGGTGCGATTGGGTACACTATCCCAGACATAACGATTCCCGATAATTACATATATTACGAATAATGGAATTAATCCAACTCAACCAATACGAAGAGCGATCCTATCGGGAGACAGCTAATAAGATGGGCTTCGTCAATTACGGCGATGACAACCTCTTTCCGCAATACCTCGTCGACCTTTATCATTCGTCCGCTACTCACAACGCACTGTCGACAACTATCGCGATGATGATTTTCGGGGAAGGGTTTGATGCTACGACCCTTGACGGACGGCTTGCTTTTGACCAATGGAATCTCAACGACGAACTCCGGAAGGCGTGTCTCGATTTTAAGATACAAGGCGGGTTCGCTCTTGAGGTGAATTGGAGTATCGACCGAACGACTATCGCCAACGTCTCA